CGCATCAACAATCCTGCTGATGCCTCATTTATAAAACGAAGGAGAGAGATCAATGACTAGCGCTAATCAAATACAGGTAGCGGGTACTCACTACAAGAACAAAGCCATTCAGCCATGGGACTACATCATCTCAAATAACATTGGCTACTTGGAAGGTAATGTAATAAAGTACGTGTCCCGTTGGAAAGACAAGGGCGGTGTCGATGACCTGAAGAAAGCACAGCACTACCTGACAAAACTAATAGAAACACAGGGGAAGTAGTATGAACGACACAAGGATGGAGCACGCAATCGCCCTTGCTGAAAAGTGTTGGGAAAAAGCAAGCAGAATTGAGCCTGAGTTTGTCGAGCGTTACTTGGAACTGTCTGCGGATCTACTAATGTCCAAGCCCGTGGTACTTGGTGATGAGTTCAGGGAATACTGTAGCAAGCATTTGCTGTTCAGACCTGCAACACTGCATCCTAATGTATGGGTGTCAGGCGTACGTGCGCTCAAGACGATTGGTTGGATTCAACACCAAGGCTATACAACGCCAACCAAGTCGCACAACCACATGCCCTCTGTATCAATGTGGAGGAGCATGATCTATGGCAGCGACACCTGAATCCAAAGTCAAGAAGCGGGTGCGTGAGGTGCTGGACAAGCTGGGCATCTACCACTTCATGCCACCAGCCAATGGCTTTGGTCGGGCGGGTATTCCGGACATCATAGCCTGCATGGATGGACACTTCATTGCGATCGAGTGCAAGGCTGGTAGTGGCAAGACAACAGCCCTGCAAGACCTTGAACTCAACCGCATACACAACGCAGGCGGAACAACTTACATAGCAAGAGAGACCAACATAGATGAACTACAACACTTACTCAGGGAGAAAAGAAGTGGCTTATGAAGACATGATGACCCAAGAAGAACTGGAGCGCCGTGTCGAAGCCATGTCAGACGAAGAGCAAGCGCACTTCAAACTGCTTATACACAAGATCGTAATGTGTTATGGCGATGGCAACGCGCAGGGCGTGTTCATCATAGGACGCGCTGAAGATAATGTAGCAGGAGTCGTCACCCTAAACTGTGACGAGATGGAGGCGTCGCAACTCATGTTGGCGGCAAACGATTTTTTCGGCTTTCTAAACGTCCTAGGCGCACCACCCAAGGAGAGCTTTAATTGAGTAAGCCATACAAACAGATCATCACGATCGACTTCGAGACCTACTGGGACACCGGAATAGGTTACACATTAAGCAAAATGACAACGGAGGAATACATACGTGACCCAAGATTCAAAGCCTTTGGAGCCTGCATCCATGAGTACGGATCAGACAAGCCAACCCAGTGGTACAGAGGGGATGAGCTACCGCGCATCCTTGCTTGCTATGACCCTGCTATTACTGCTGTTCTGGCTCACAATGCTCAGTTCGATATATCTATATTGGAATGGGTATATGACTGGCATCCAAGCTTTGTCTTTGATTCTCTTTCCATGGCTCGTGCTCTTAGGGGCGTGGAGGTTGGTAACTCGCTGATGAAGCTGGCGATTGACTTTCGCCTACCACCAAAGGGCAACGCTGTGTACAACACCAACGGCCATTGGGTGCTAACGCCTGAGATGGAGAAAGAGTTAGCCGACTACTGTGCACACGATGTATGGCTGTGTGAGCAGATCTTTACCCGCTTAGCTGTCGGGTATCCACCAAAAGAACTTCGGCTCATCGACATGACGCTGAAGATGTACACCCGTGCATGCCTTGAGCTTGACCCCAACATGCTGACCGATGCCATACTAGAGGAGAAAGAAACCCGTGAAGCACTATTACAGAAGCTCCGCGTGGACGAAACTGCGCTTGCGTCGAACCCACAATTTGCAGCGCTACTCACGTCCATCGGTGTGGTTCCCCCAACAAAAGTCAGTAAGACTACAGGGAAAGAAACACTTGCGCTGGCTAAGAATGACGCCCTCTTTCAGGCGCTACTCAACGGTGAACGTGAAGACGTTGCCCTTTTATGTGAAGCGCGCCTTCGGGTTAAATCAACCACCGAGCGAACCCGTGCTCAGCGGTTCCTTGACATTAGTAAACGTGGCGCCCTACCAGTACCTCTCTCCTATTACGGGGCGCAGACTGGCCGGTGGACGGCAAGCCGTGGCTCGGCCATCAACATGCAGAACCTCAAGCGAGGTTCGTTCCTACGCAAAGCGATTATGGCTCCCGTTGGTCATCAATTGGTCGTGGGGGACTTATCACAGATTGAACCGCGAGTGCTCGCGTGGCTTTCGGATTACACAGACATGCTCGACATCTTCCGCTCAGGTGGTGACCCTTACGCCGCTTTCGGCGCTCAGATGTTTAACATCCCAAATCTCACCAAAGAAACTCACCCAGATCTTCGGCAGTCTGCGAAGTCTGCGCTCCTTGGGTGCGGGTACGGCCTCGGTTGGGCAGCGTTTGCATCGCAACTTCTCACAGGGTTCCTTGGGGCACCGCCTCAACGTTACGACCTCGCTTTCGCAAAGAAGCTGGGCGTTACGCAACAAGCCGCGGAGAAGTTCCTAGACTGGGAAGTCAACGTCGAGAAGCTCAGGGCAATACCGCACACCTGTACAACCAAGGAGCTAGTCATCCACTGCTTAGCATCCAAGGCCATCATCGACAAGTACAGGGCTACGGCTACGCCTGTGGTGGACTTCTGGGCGCTCAACACCGAGCTTATCCACGAGTCGCTGTACAAGGGCAAGGAATACAAGCACAAGTGCCTGACCTACCGCAAGGGGGAAATCGAGCTTCCCTCGGGCATGAAACTGTTGTATCCTGATCTAAATATCAGGCGGTACACAGACGAGAAAACAAATAAAGAGCAGGTCGAGTGGACATACGGCCAAGATCGTACTAAGATATATGCAGGCAAGATAACCAACAATGTCACGCAGGGCGTAGCGAGATGCGTAATGACAGATGGTATGGTGCGTACTGCCAAGAGATACTTTGTGGCTGGAACAGTGCATGACGAGCAGATCGTTGTGGTTCCTGATGCAGAGGTGTCTGAGGCTAAGGCTTGGGTCTTAGCGCAGATGACTATGGAGCCGCCCTATATGCCGGGCATTCCATTGGACGCTGACGGTGGCGCACACCGTCGTTATGGGTTAGCCAAGAGTTAACAAGGAGAAGCATGAAGTTACCAACAAAAATAAGAGTAGGTCGTAGGTGGTACTCAGTCGAGGTAGTCGAGGCTATGCTAGACAAGTCTGTCATAGGGCGTGTTCATTACGATGACCGCCGTATTCAACTAGGTCGAACGAGTAACATCACGGGCAGGCAGTTCAAGCCCGAAGAGATCACCGATACGTTTTGGCACGAGGTAGTACACACAATTCTTAAAGACATGGGCGAGCACCGCCTTAACTCCAACGAAGCGTTTGTCACCAAGTTTGCCAACCGATTAACAGAAGCCATTAACACAGCAAAGTTTGAATGAAACAACCAGCATGGTCACACAGCAGCCTCAAAGATTTTGAAGGCTGTCAGCGCCGATACCACGAGGTCAAGGTCTTAAAGAAGTACCCCTTCCAAGAGACTGAGGCTACGCGGTACGGCAATCAGGTACATAAAGCTATCGAAGACTACATCAGGGATAAGACGCCGATACCACCTGAGTATGCGCAGTTCCAGCCTGTAGTGGACGCCATGCTGGGTAAATCAGGCAGAGCGCTTGCTGAGCATGAGATGGCATTAACGGTGGACTTAAAGCCTACGGGCTGGAAGTCCCCTGACGTTTGGGTTCGAGGCATTGCCGACATCCTGATCGTTAACGATGAGAACCTTACGGCGTGGGTGGGAGATTGGAAGACCGGCAACAACAAGTACCCCGACAGGGATCAGCTTGTGCTTATGTCGCTTATGGTTTTCGCACACTTCCCCCACATCCGCAAGGTCAACTCTGCGTTGCTGTTCATTGTCAAAGATGATATGGTCAAGATGCAGATGACACGCGATCAGTCTGAAGCCTTTTGGTGGAAGTATCGTGAGCGTACTGCGCGTCTTGAGGCTTGCTTTGAGACAGATGTATGGAACCCAAATCAAACCCCACTTTGCGGATGGTGTCAGGTCACCGGATGCGAGTTCAATCCTAAACACTAGGAGGAAGTAATGACACAAGTAAACGGCAAGCGTGACTACAAACACGCATACAAGCTACAAAAGAAAACAGGCGAGACAGCCGATCAAGTTGAAAGGCAACGTGCCCGCAGAGCCTACGACAAGAAAGGTATTGACCGCGCAGGTAAAGACATTGACCACATCAAACCTTTACGCGCTGGTGGTAAATCAACTGCTGGCAATACACGACTCCGTAACAAGAGCGCAAACCAAAGCGACAACGGAAAATAAAAGCTTGGAGAAGCAATGGAAATTATCGAAGACAAAGCAATAGTCTTACGCACAAGGAACCCGCACAAATATAAAGTCATACCGAAACACAAGATCGTCGAGCGCATGGATGGTGGCTACGACGTGGCTGTGTATTGGGGACTTGACGAAGCGCGGGTGTTGCGTAACCTAGGTGTTAAAAATGTACCATCG